GTCAGCATAAGGAACATGAGATGCTGCTAATATCGTCGTATTTGACTGTCTGCCTGGGTTTGTAGGATCGGGTATTCCTATCTTATAAACGTTATAATCTTCGAGTTTAAGTAGGAATAAGGCCTCTTTAAGGGTATTAGGAGACACCCCAAGCACTCTTTCAACACCCGCACCAACCTCAAGCATATCGCCTTTTTCTTCAAGTTCTTGTTTTAGCTTAGCAGCGGTGACTTTTGCTTTATTCTTATTAGCCGAAGTATTATCATTTAAAAGAGATCTTACGGATGAATCATTCTTATAACCCATTATCTTTGTGATTTCATTTAGACTCTTACCATCGGCTCGTAAAGACTTAGCTTGATCTCGTTTAAGTTCTCTACGTTCATGTTGAGCTGTTTTAATTTGTATGATCATGTCTGTTGTAGACATGCCCAATGCTTTTGCCAGGTCCGATTTAGAAATTCCGTCTTTCGATAGTTCTTCTACTCGACTTAGAAAATCTCCTGAGTGTTGGTATGGATTTTTTCCAGATCCCCATGGATATCTTCCAGAATGTCTTTTTGTTCCTTCATGTTCTAAAATATCCGTAGGATTATAAGTCATACCATTCCCTCCTCAATTTTAATTTTTGTGATAATCTTGTCAAACGCAATCATCTTATCAATAATATATCTGATTGAGTCAACCTCAGGATTGTGGATTAGAATATCATCATTCTGATAGATCCGTAATTCAACGTCAATATCTTTTGGATCAATCACATACTCCAAACAGAATAAGGCAGTATAAACTTCCAACTGTTCCATGTGTCCGGGCACCACGCCAGTTTTCAAATCATGAATTCTTAAAAGATTATTCGCAAACATAATAGCATCAGTAGTACCGAAACAATTATCTGAGAAATATAGAGTCTGTTCGGGCACCATACGAAAACCTATAGCATCATTAACATACGCATTCAAAGTCTTTTTAGATTTTGGTAGCTTTTGTTTTAATGCAATACATTGTGCAGCAAAGTCATGGAGCACAGTTCCTTTTCGAGTCGCTAAGAATCTTACATACGAATCAGCAACTTTGTCTTCGTCGTAGTTAACCCAATGATATTTACTGGCACCAAGGAACGCGTGACAGTCTCTAAGATTTGAATGCTTGTTGAAGTTCATGAAGTACCTCCTCTTTGTTATCGGGATATATGAATCTTGAGAATGACATCTCGTTCATAACTCCAACATAATATTCTTGATTCGGCTGCTTGTTTGCATCTTCATCTTTTTTACATTCCAACGTTGCCCACCTATCTTGATACAAAACTAAAAGGTCGGGGATTCCTTGAATATGACCCGCATCCAATTTAGTGATGATACATCCTGGGAAAATATCTTTTAATTCTTGAATCAGTTTCGATTGAAACTTTCGTTCTAAAACAGCATCACCTCGCATAAGTATGTCCCTCCAAACATTTTAAAAACTAAAGAGAGTAAGTTTATACAAACTTGTAAGTCAATAATGTCCTGTTTCCGGGACACATTGTCTTTCTCTCCATAAAAGGGCATGTTTTTTTCGCGTGGCTGTTTTTAGCTTATAAAAATAAAAGGTGGTGTATCATACGTACGTACAACTTTCACCACTCTAATCCGATCCTCAAAAACACAACACAGAACACCCAATTCAAAACATGCCCTATACCACTCAAAAAAGAAAATAATCTGTAAGATTCGCTAGATTTTGTGAATATATGCTGACGTCCGTAAAAAATCTCAAAAAAGCCAATAATTTGGTCAAAAATAGCTTGTGGTCAAAAACCCACTTTTATTCGCCATTCTTTATATATATATTAACTTTTTCTCTCACATTAATGTAAAAGAAAAGTGGGTTTTTGACCACAGACCCTACAAACGGCTCTAATAAGCCATTCTTCGTGGCCATTTATGTTTTTAAAAGTGGGCAGAAACCCACAAAAAGTGGGCTTTTTTCAAAAATTTTTGAATTTTTTACAATTTTTTTCGTCAATTTTTCAAAAATTTTGAAAAAGCCCACTTTTGATTTTTAAAAGTGGGCAGAGATTTGACCGTTTTTGACCACTTTTCAGAGAATTACCCCTGTTACAAATATGTCGCAAAACTCAATTTCGTACTCTAAATCACGCTCTTTTACGACTAATTCAACCTTCTTAATCAACATTTGTTGTCCGTTACTATTCGATATATCAACCGGCGTTTCAGCATCTCCCAAGGTCTTTAACTGATCATACGTTTTGTGAGCCTCTATATTGTATGCTCCAGAATAAACACAAAAAGAGAAAATATCACCAGATTCTAAATCAGCTGTATAAGATCTTGACATCACAAACACCCAACTATTCCAGACATAAAACCAATCGTTCCAGCCAAAATAGTCAGATATATAATGGCGGAACAGAACACAACAATCATAGACCCTTTCTTACTCATAACAAATTCCTAACCTTTCTAATACGACTGTTCAAATTCAAAGCGGTTGGACGATTCTTGTAATATTCAAACATTTTCGGTTTACTATAGACACCGTCAAAATGTCGATCGTCGCAAACACGAAAATCAATAGTCCTAAGATCGTCCCAGTATTCACTCATCAATGTAACAAACGGATTAAACGCTCGAGTAAGTTGCTCACAAACACTTTGCATTGCTTCGCCAAAAGCATCGCTTGCAAGTAGTATTAAACTAGCTTCGTGCGAATAACCCATTAACTCATACTTGTTAAATTCGTATTCATCATCAGCATCTGGGTTAACTGGTGTTCCTAAGATATCATCTTCGTATATAGGAAATCCTTTACTGTCAATCAAGTCTATAGCATGATCACGAGAACGAACAGATCCAATGACAAACATACCAACCCTTTCTTTAACCGCTTCAAATCGTTCGTACGCCTCCTCTGTAGAGACTTCCGGTAATTCGTCAAACTGTTTCATTCACAATCCTCGCAACATCCATAATCACATGACTTACCAGTTACCTCACATTCCTTAACCGCAACCTTTTCGAAATATGAAACTTTCTTGGAACTTCGCAACACATTACAATCACAACAAGGCGGTTCGTACGCACACTTTCTTTCATGTACGCACACTCCACAGGTGTCAACACTATACATAACGTCTCCCTAGTTCTTAATCAAATATCGAACAATCAAAACAACGCCCCAGATCCCACCAGTAGCAAATACCAAAAACGTATGTAACAATACTTTACTCATTATAAATTCCTCCTTCTCTTTTCGTCTGAATAATCTTAAAGCAAATCTACAACGCCACAACCTATCGTCGCAAAACAAATACCACCAAACAACACCATCCAAGCTACCTCCATCATTTCTTTTTACCCTTTCTATAGAATTCTAAAAGGGTCTGAGTAACCATCCCAATAAATAACCCGGTAAGGATTACTATGATGATAGTTCCACAAACAAAGAATACGGACGAGAAAACATCACTCAACAAACTCATTGATCTCTCCAATTCTTAACAAAGTTACGAACCATAGATACGATAAATAATCCTGTAACAACCACAACTGCCACACCAGCACACACCAATACAACATCAACAAAATATTTTAGCATCATTTGTAAACCCTCCCACTCTCCTTGTTTCTTATTGTAATCCGTCCGTCAAACTCGAACCCCGCCACATTACAAATATAACGTAACGTCCGAAACAACTTTTTAAAAGCTTCCTCTTCCTCGTCAATATTCTTCATGGCTTGATATGCGGTTGGATCACTACAGCCAGATGCATTTTTTCTCAATTCCCGGTCTTTAATAAAGGTGTTATTCATTAAGTAGTTTCTCTCTTTCTAAAGCCCACTCCTCTAAAGGAACACCATAATCTTCTAATTGTTCTGTGCAACTCTTTGGTGCTTCTCCTTCTCGATACCTCAACTTTCTAACCATCCAATCATATATGGTAGGTTTAAATTTCATATAAAATCGTTTCAATCTCTTTTCGCCAAACCCCAATTGTGTCCGTAACTGCATCAACATCAGCGCTTCAATCTCCAGAAGATTAGTACCAACAAGATCTAACAATTGATCTTCAATCTCTCTGTTCATAGCGGCCTGTTCAGTAGCCGTGAATTTTACTTTAGTATGTCCTCGCTTATTCTTACGCATCTCCATTTGTGTCACTCCTCCTATGATCAAACAATACCGTTTCTAATAGTCATGATATCCTCATATGGAATATCTATTTCTTTTCCACCGAATAATCGAACCGTCATACCGACCTCCATAATGTCTTCAATGATTCCTTCAACATACAAAGTTCCGTGTTTAGTTATTATAACGTAAGAACCCGTTTCAAATATTTCACCATTTTCATAATTCTTTAACACTAATTTTAATTGTAGTTTTTCCACTTTTTATCGCCTCCTCAACGGGTATAAATCTACACTCACAAATATCACATCCTTGAAAGCCAAGTTCTTCTAATCGATTAATAGCCAACGACATGTTTTCAAATATAGTGTCTCCTACGGACCATTTCAGAATATCAACGATCCGTTTAGAAGCACTATAACCAGGTTTAATCATTATCATTTGAGTCTATACCATATTTTCTGAAAGATGTTCCAAAGAATAAAACCAACCATCATCCAAAATAAAGTTTTCATATGTAAGTCGGCTTAGTAGTAATCAACTCAGAATATGGCAGCTCCTCAACTCGTTCGCACAGCGTACGCCACTCATCAAGCTTATGATTCTTACGATCCCGATACATGGCGGTCAGAACTTCGTAGTTCAACTCAACCGTCCGTCTCTGATTATAAGAGCTTGGAAGAAGCTGAATCATCTGCCACCACCACTTCTTATTTCCGGTAGCTATGAATTGTTCCCTAGCTCTATTTAACATAACAATCATATCCAACATGAACTGTTCATTATCAACATCTAGATGTTCAGCGCTAAAATCCTGAAGGTAGAATCTTTTAGCATGAATCTTGTGCATCGTACTACAAGAGTCACAATTAGTCCCGACCTTATAGGTGTCAAACTCTTTCCACCAATATAGTGGGGCAGTAATATCCATATAGACTTTAATCATCCGTTTGAACTTCCCATGAACCGGACCGCCATTTGAAAGGTTTTTCATCGTTTGGAGATCTGTTGGTCCGACCGCAAAATATGGAACATTTTCACATGACATAACATCAACAACACATTGAGAACATCGTTCAATACCCATGTTGTATTCACCATTAGGACAGGTTAAACCGCTATCACTCTTATCCCAGCTGTTCATAGGATTACGCATACCTCGAATCGCCGGTTCCAGACCTGCTATTTCTACGTTTTCGATTTTTAACATTTTATTTCCTCCAATTTTCCAACACTTATTATTTCAGACATTTGAATATTCACGAGATTAGATGTGTATTTCTCGCTTTTATCCAACAGAACCATACTTTTTGTTACTTTGTTTTTTCAATCAAAATCTCGTCCAAAATACAACACTGCATGTATCGGAACATAACTCGTGTGATTGTTCTTTATATAATAGTAAGAAGTCCCAGATGAAGTTATACCATGACTAACAACATCCTTTACAATCCACTCAACACCGCCATGATACATAACTAACAGTTCATAAACCATTATAAAACCTCCGAATACTTACAACCACCATGATCACTACTCATAGAATAACTTAAACCATCTTTAATACTGTCTTTATATTCCTCTAAATCAATAGTAACACTCTTCTTGCCAATGGTACCGTAGGTATTCTCCAGCGATAATAACCGCCCAACATCTTCTTCAGTATGTCCATCCCATTCTTTACCGACTTCCAACACGGGGCAATCAAACATTTTCCAATATTCCATTTGGTAATGATATGTGAAAGATCCTTCGGGCGTATCGATCCCAACAATAAACCAGCCACCACCAAAACATAATTCGCCATCTGAATGTCTTTTAGATTTCCATGATGAGTTCTTGAATAAGTTACATAGCGTAGCGAATAAAACCCTTCTCTGAGCATACAAACCATCAAAGGTATGATAACCGTCGCTAAACTTACCAACGTCTTTGATGAATGGCATTGTTAGGTGGTTGGATGCCTTATCGTCAATGTAGATATCCGCGAAGATTTTCGGACTCTTAGGATGAATACCAAACATATCATTAACCTCTTTGATATTCTGGTTAACTTCCGAAAAAGGAATCTCTTGATCGATACACCAATTTATCGCTTCCTGAAGACGATCGCCAGTTCTACAAGTCCATAAGATTAGTTTGTCTCCATTTAAGTGTCGATTTCTAAGATATCGAATCAATTTGACATTCGGCTCGCCAATCTCAGGCCATATATCCGTACATAAAGTTCCATCAAAATCCACTGCAATTACTTCAAATCCTAAATTCATTTTGTACCTCCACGTACTTTTGTATTGTTATTCTTCTACTTTGGTCATTTCATCAATATCTTTTAAGTAATATCTTAATAATATGGATGTGTATTTTTCACTTGAATCAATAGTGACGTACTCGTCCGTCATAGCTACTATCTTACCAATAATAGCATGATCGGATACGTCGCCGTCTACCACAATATCTAAACGTACGATATCGTTCGGTTTAAAAACTTCACCAGTTCCTGAACACTTAAGAACCGAATATGTATGTAATTCGATCATGAGTCTACCTTTTCGATATGTAACTCGTTTTTCAACTTGAAGTTAAATCTGTCCGTGTGACCTTTTTTATACTCGCTAATCGAGAAAGACGTTTCTGATTTGAGATCTTTCTTAAGTTCTGTTTTAACAGTAACCAGACGACCTCGCACTTCTCTATTCTTTCCAGTAGAGTCAGTCCAACACACAATCAGAATATCACCCACTTCGTATAGTTCGTTATTTCTTTTAAACATCTAATACCTCCTCTAACTCTCCTTTATCCTTTAGTTTTTAGTATATCCAAAAATTCAGAATCTAATTGTTCAACATCAACATGATTCATAATGTTATAAGAAAAATATTCTGCCATGTCATACTGTTTTGTTGCGTTCATCAAATACCACACTACATTATACAGAATATCAATCTTCTGCTCCAGTCGTTCGATATCATCTTTAGCGCTCATAATAACTCCGTTCTCTAAGATGCTTCTTAGCTAGTTGTTTTAGAAGATCCTCGTTAGACATCCCAGGTGGTATGAAATCACTATTTAAATTAATTGATATTTTACCATCAACCACAGAAGATGTCTTTACAGTTACTTTACGATCTTCATATTCAGCATCTGCTTCAGGAGGATCAAGTTTAGGTCTGACTTGTTCGACCGATCCTAACATTTCTTCTTGCGTTTTATATCTCTTCCCATCAAAATACATTTTAAACGTCTCGCCATCACCCGAAGTCAATGTGACTGAATCCAGCTCACAAACAGTAAACGGTAGAACACGAACCCCACATACAGATAACAACATCTTAGCGACCTTAGTAGAATCTGAATCCGGATATTTGTCTTCTAAGAATATAACCTTTCTGATTCCAGCCTGAATAATCGCCTTAGCACACTCGTTACATGGAAAGTTCGTAACGTATAATATAGACCCTTTTAGAGATCGTCCGTCACAATTTAGAATCGCATTAAGTTCAGCATGACATACATATGCATATTTAGATTCCTCAAAAGAACCCTCGCGACACCAAGGCATGTCCTCATCGTTACACCCAATAGGCATTCCGTTATACCCAGTCGATAATATGATATTGTTCGAATTAACGATACACGCACCAACTTTAGTATTCGGATCTTTACTTCGTTTGGCTGCTAACTCAGCAACCCCCATAAAGAATTCCGACCAACTAATATAATCATCGGCTTTCATTTGTAAAGATCCTTCATTCTATTTATTTCTTCTCGGGTCTCGTCGAGTCGCCTTAAAGCCTCTTCAAAATCTCCAGCTTTGTAACTATTAATAAGCGATATGTCTTCATCAATCAATTCGACAGTTACCGTTGGGCGATCTACTTGTTTTAGGTGGGTCAAACTCTCACAAAATTTAACGTCACTTAGTTTGTGCAGTAGATCCATAGCGGTTTTACCATCGCAATCACCATCGAAGTCTACCCCACGAATCCGATCTTTCTTCATACGACTAGGAATATCCATCATCTCCGGACGTTTTTCCTCAGTCTCAGCAAGACACATAAGATTCCAAATAGCCGCCATCAAATGATCTTCATCAGTCTCGCCGTTCATATATCTCAAATAATGACGATGTGCTGAGTCAGCAAAACTATGACAAGGAATTCCTAATTCCCAATTACGTTCGCCATATTTCTTGGCACCATTTTCAAAGTGTCTTGCCAATCGTAATAACGCTCGTGGTGGCAACAAATCACAACGACCTTTACCTTCGTGCATATCTCTTACGGCCCCGGTTCCAAAATCTGTACGTTCTCCCGAGTCTTGCAATACCGATGTCGTTTTAACCGAGTTGTTTAAAAGCCATTTATCTTTATTTATACATCCCTCAATACATACACCAGAAGAGCTACGATGGTAACAATCGATACATTTTCTTTCTCCAATGGTTCCTGTATTTTTAAATTCTTCCTGATTTTTAGGGTCTGGAGTATCGGCGGTAAATATGTCGGAAGACCAGCAAGTCATATTATTATGGTTTGTCTTGAAACAATTATCATTCTTATGCGGCCACCCACAGGTCTTACAATTCTTTACAATCGGTTTCATACCCACGTCCGCTCTTATCTGATTTAGTGTTTTAGGTTTTTCATCGTTTAAAACCTCGTCGATTTTACCGAGGTATTTGTTAACTCTCATTAATTCCGCTTCGAGCTCGACGGCATGGGCTTTGTTTTTTATAATCTCCACATTTATAGAATCCTTTGTCGTCGAACTTGCATAGTTTCTCAATGACTCCTCGTTTTTTCTCTGTTGTGAATCTTCTCTCATTTTTATAATCCTTTCAATAAAAACCAATTATTTTTCCAAATATAGACATCTGCAAACTAAACTCAGCAGCATCCTTCTCAGCCGTTATCTTACGGCGCATATCATCTTCAGACATTTCGGTATAGACCAATAGGCGGTCTACCCAATCTTTGAGTTCGGAGTTGTCTTTTTTCAATTCTAAATTTTCTTCTTCCAATTCTCTCACAATGTCATAGGCCGCGTTTATACGTTTCTTGTATTTTGTCCGCTCTCTATCGAAAGCCAAATCTTTAGCCGACATATATATGTTACCCTCCTCAAGGTTTTTACAAAGAGAAAAGAGTGCTTTTTAGCACTCCGTCTCTAGTTTTAATTTTTAGATTTCTTGTTCTGTTTTTTCAAACTTCTTTTTATTCTGGTATTCCTGAATCTTTTTAGTTATTAATAAACCACCAGCAAAACTACCCACACCAATTGCACCTCCAATAATCATCCCAGTAATAAGACTTAACTTTACGTCATTCTTATTTTGAGCTTCAACCGATAGTAAAATCTCGTGTAGTCGTGCTGCTATTGCCTCGCTAATTTCTAAAGCTTCCTCAACATTTACCGTTTCTAAAACATTGTTTTCATCCATTACAATATCCTCCTAAAATTTATTTACTTCATAAAGCAGTATGTTTATTTCGCGCATTTAAACCTTAGAACATATCCTCAGTATATCCGTAGTTAGTGATCAAGAACTCTACAAACGTAATCTCTTCCTCATCAGCTTCTTCTCTTCGTCGACACTCTGCTTCCCACTCATCCACCATGGGGTCTGAATGATTTAACCAATCTTCAAAGTCGGCCTTACCAGATAATCTCAGTTCTTTCAGAATATCCTTAACCGCCCGTTTGAATCGTCTGGCAATGGGTTTACGGGATTGCATAAGGACTTCGTATAGACCGTCTTCTGTTAAGAACCACATCTCTCGGTTTTGACCTGCCCTCGATATTACCGAGAGCAGCTTCTCATCTAAGTCAACTTTGGATATCATTTCACTAGTTCGACCAACACTGTAGTCGATCATTTTAGCAACCTCAACCGCTAAGAATAACGGCTCTTCCGTAGTTCCATAAATATTAAGCTCGTGTCCCTGAGCATTAATCGTCCGTAAAATATCTTTCATTTTATGTACCTCCACGTACTTTTTAAAACTTCACAAATTTCTTCTCATTAAATTTCTTCTTAGCGTGCAATGCTCTACCAATACCAAGATCGATAGGAGCCTTACTTCTAAGATGGTAGTAATATAACTGTGTATACGGCGTATTACGTCTGTCAACCCTTCCCGCCGCTTGCACCATTACTTTGTAGCTGTAGTTCTGTGAGTAGAATATAATCGTGTCTGTGGTAATACAATTCCAACCTTCAGAACCAGCAGTGTACTGAACCAAATATACCCACTTTTTAGTATTCGGTATGTCTTCGTGTTTGTGACCATTCCATTCTGCTAGTGACATACCTTTGATATCAGCGATCAAGTTACGAAGAATCGCTAACTCATAATCAAAGTTATAGAATATGATTACTCTAGGATGGTTTTCCAGTATCTGTAGTACGGCTAATTGTCGTGAAACATCTGAATTAACAACCTTACGCCAAATATAACAGAGAGCACCAGCGTTAACTATGGGTTCGTCCTTATACGGGTCCCAACGTTTTTTACCTATCTCTTTGTACTTTGCGATATCATAATCGACACTAACATTCACGTTAATCGATTCAGTATGTCTTTCATATTCAATATTAACCAAAAGAGAATCCTTAAGTCGCTCAAGATGTTTGGTCTCTATGAACTTCTCAATCTTAGGAAACTTGGTAAATCTAGAATATACAGCATGTCTTCTTAGGAATTCCGTACGGTTTTTATAGAATCCGTTAGCCACAAACACCGGAATATAATCAGCCCAAGTATCTCCAGGAGTAGCAGATAATAAGACCCATTGGTTTTGTTTAGCTATCTTAAGAAACGCCTTAACCCATGTACCAGATCCGACAACTCTCTGTTCATCAAATATAAAGAACGCATTCTTAACGTCCTTATACTTTTTAATATTGTTCCAGCTATCCACGGTAACCATGTTAGAATATGAATTAACCTCTTTAGTAGTGTAGAGAAGGAACGGTAATAGCTCCTCCTCCCACTCTAATTTATCTCTCTTACGAGCCGTAGTGATAATATAAAGGTCTTTAGGTGTTCCGGGCATCCGAGAATATGTCTTAGAGTTTAACTTACCACCGTTTAATAGGTAGTAGTAAGCCAAAGATGTTCTCGATTTACCACTACCTACACCTCCACAAAGAATACAACCATTCTTCATAGACCTTACGGCTGTAATTTGTTTATCGTCTAGTTGTATTCCTGCCAATGTTTAAACCTCCTTAAAACGGAATCGTGTCCCCATCATCTTCGACTTCTTCATAATCCGCAAAAGTGACGGTCTCAGTTAACTGTAATTGACCCTGACCTTCTGGAATCATTTCATAGTCCGCATACTTACCACCGAAATATGCATCTTCACCTTGAGTGACGTAAACGGCTTTTGCATATCCTTTGATCGTAGCAATCCCTGGAGAGCGGTCATGTTCGTATGGATGGACTACCAAATCCACATTGGCGATTTCAATAGTATCCAATCGACCAACGGTTCGGACTGTTAATTCATTAGCGCTCTTTTTACCTCGGAATTCTGTGTACAATATAATCTTAGGCGGATAGTTCGACTCCATGTTGACGACAATTTCTGTGAAGTACAGAATATCCTCCTCGTCATCACGACCCGGTCTAGACTTAACGTTCCAACCTTCTTCTTTTAGCTTAGCCGCCATATCCTCAGGCAATACCAAGGCAAAAGTTCGTTTACCACCGTTAGGAACATATTTAGTTGGACCTCCTGCAAAGTTAGTCCAAATAATCACGGCGTTTTCTACCGACAAATCCCCATTAATCAATCTTTTAAATTCACTGTTTCTCGCTGCTTGTAATAAACTCATTCTGTTTTCCTCTTTAATCTTTCTTTAATTTTTATAAACTTCAGGAGACATAAACCATTCTACATCCCCATATTGTGCCAAACTATCAATCGCATCGTTTACGAGTGTGTCGTAATAACGTCGATCAATCGAATCTTCTTTACCAAGCTCTTGCACCATCTCAGCTTCGAGCCAGCGGTGTCCTTTAGTGCCCGTAACAGCGGCATAGCCGATCACACCAGTCTTAGCGTTAGTAGTTTCACGTAGTAATATACCCCCGCCAAAACCCGCTTTAATCGGACAGAATAGACCGACCTTACCGACGAATATATAGTTATGACCAGTGGATATCAACTCGTCAAGCTCGCATAGTCGTTTTTCCAGATCCTCGGCCACGTCATTTTCGAGTGGGTCAACCGACAAGAGCTTCTTCCAAATTTTATCACGCTCTTTTTCTTGTTCTGTGACATCTGGAAGCTTTTCGTTCATGTCCAAATATATTGTAGACTGAACAGCCTTGGTTTCGCATAGATCTTTGAACTCAATATCTTCACCGCTGAATAACTTCTTGAATACATATGGAACGGCGAATTGAGTTCCTGTGGCTGTCCATTTTCCACCCTCACCTTCGTAACGAGCAATATAAACAGCATCATTAACAAGACATAGACGATCGTATGTAGCCTCGTGTTCAAATGTGTATCCGTACATCTCACCGTAATCAGAGACAAACTGAATAATCTCTGGAGTAGCGTCTGGTATTTTTATCGAGTCCGTCTTAATATGAGCGACAGTAAACCCTCGAGCCTGTACCACATGCTTTAGATTAACCATAAACAACGCACCACGCTTAGCGACAATATTATCGAGGTTACGTGGATCTCTGAATGGGTTTTCGAATCCGGCTGATGTTAATCCATATACCGAATTGATTACGGTCTTTAGAGCGTTCGAAAGATCTTTCGCAACTCGTTCATCTTTAAGGTATTTCTCAAGTGCGCCGCCCATGGCTTTTCTTGCCGAATCAAAGTCTTTATGTTTTATCGCAAGTCGGGTGTCAACGATCTCTTTAAACTTAGCAGTATAGACATCACCAAATAAGTTCTCGTTGATCGCGCTAGTTGGATGCATAGAAGCAATATCCAGCAAGGCAACATTACCATACATTCCTGGTTCAGAATATACGTAACCACCCTCACCAACTAATTCTCCACGATATGTAGATTTACCAAGTTCATATTTGTATCCCGGGAACACTGGATTGTTATCGCCATCAAACATAGTATGTTCGTCTTCGGCAAAGTTATCAAATAACATCCCGGTCTTTGTCATAGATACGGTAGAGCAAGTATTATCGACCTTACCCATGTCTCGATATTTGAAAGAACTTTGCGGTTTCCTATTATCTCCAAATATAATTCTGGTGGATAACGAGTTTGTTGTGGAGTTGACACTCATCCCGGCGATATCCGCTAGGATCTGACGAGCTGTCCAGTCGCCTTGTAAGTGATTAAACACCTTTTCAGTAGCAATAACATCATTGTCACAATACTCAGCAACTTTGATCCACTGTTCTTCCGGCACTGGTTTATCCCACGGTAATCCTAATTCCTGATGATGAATGCCGAGGTCAATCTCAAATTTCTTCAAGCTCTTTTTATTGCCAGCAGATGCGAAGTCGTAAACATCTGTATAAGATATGTTCCATGCTTCTCCGAAATATGCATTTGGTTTGTTGTTGATTATACGCATGGACAGGTCATACAATTGATCATTATCGTATCCAATCAATCGTCCGTACAGAATATGATTATCGTAACGACGGCAATTGAACCCTACAAGTTTGTACTTAAGTAGCCCCTCAATATCTTTCGATGTCGGATTAATCATTCGTACTACTTGTTTTCCTTCACCCTCAACCTTCCAATTCACGATGAATAGATTAGGGAATACCTCAACATCATAGAATATAAGTTTTGCATCATCTTCGTTAATTGGGTCTGCTTGCTGTCCAGATATCTCTTCTGATTTGAATTTCATAGTCTCAACAATATCCATACAATAATCAGCTTGATTCGTACTACTAGCAGCAAAGGCGAACACGACGTTTTGCATATCGCTAACATCATATGCCAGTCCACTATTATAAGCATCCTCAAGTATCTTATGGATAAAATCGATACTAGGTTTGGTTCCGGGGTGAATCTCTTTGTACAAATTCTTATGAATTAATGTACGTATAGCTTTCTCGCTTTTTACAGCATCAAAATTTATCACTTTATCTCCTTTCAAGGGTAGACCAGAAGATATGGTATTTATTGGTTTGTCGTTAAACTTAGAAAGTTTTCTTCGTAATGACGCGTTGCCAGTAAATACTTTAATCTCAATATGGTCGTCATAGACTCTAGAAAGTTTTGTAGCATCTCCAGAATAAATATAATGAAGGTGCACGCCCTTTCCACTCTTACTTACTTCTGTATATGTTTCCGGCCACTTACAAGCTTCTTTTAGATTCAGTTCCAGTGACTTCTCACCCTTATCGTCTGTAAGATCAAAATCAATTACGATATGATTCTCAGGAACTTGGACGTAATGTAATTTTGAAGTGTCAATTTTAGACAGCTTCGTTTTACAATTATCCCATTTTAATATAGGCGTCCCTTCCTCCGATGCATATTGCGCTGGACAACTCTTACACTGAATATCCACTGCTGATTTTATCCCGTTAAATATTATACCTTTTAAAATTTCAGGAATTTCGTCGTGATCCTCCGACGGTTGTTCAAATTTCTCATAACGAAACCCCTCAAAATAACTTCTAACTCTAGTTCCATCCTCTAAAATATGACGATCTTTATATTCGTGAAAATAGTTCTTAAGCTCTTCTTTAAACGCTCTTTGAGACAGTGGGTACTGTACCTTTGCTTCGTCATTATAGGTCTTGTATTTTTCCCAAGCCACTTTAAGCGTTATACCTTCATCGCCTTTGAACATATAAAAACAATCTTCAACATAATTGTAGAAATCATTAGAAGCACCCAACATCGTAGTTGGAATATAGTCATCGTATCTTGACTTGTTACTCAAATATACTTCTTGACAATGATGTGCTATAGCTCCTAATTCAAAATCCAATTGATGTACGATTGCTTTGTATTCTTTGGATGGTAATTTATCCCCGGTGGGAGAAACGTCTATAAGCCTTCGAATAAGACCAGACTTCGCATCTGTAATCTTTACAGGTTTGTTCGTACCCATAAATAAGAAACTCTTAAACTTACTGGCATACGTAGCCTTAAACTTCTCGTTGACGGTCATAAGCTCATGAGAGACAACGCTGTTAAGTCTGGTGTTATCCTGAATATGAGACAAGTCACCATCATGTTGTATGGCCACAAGTGGATTGCTCTTAAAAGCTTCTAGAGCGAACGAATTACTCGTAGAACCCAACGCCTTAGCATCGAATACTGTATGATATCCATCAAATAACTTTTGAATCAAATTCATTACTGTAGATTTACCAGTACCAGCCGAGCCATAGAATACTAGGAACTTCTGAATATGAACCGAATCACCACTTACAACCGCCCCAATAGCCCACTCGATCTTTCGTCTTTCATCCGGAGAATATAATACTGACATCATTCGATCGTATGCCGTGATATCCCCAGGTTCAAGTGGATATGTAAGACTCCTTGTTACGAAGTCTTCCTTTTTAGTAACTTCATTTGCAAACACTAACTTGTCGTCTAGTGGGTGAAATGAGTCACGCATTTGCTTCTGACAATATTTGTGCCAGTTGTCAATCATTCCAGATGACGAATCCCACAGATGTAGGACTTTCACGTCGCCATCGAATTTGTCGCACTTTTCTTCAGCATACGTAACA